TCCAGGCGTCGTAAAACCAGGCGTCGTAAAACCAGGCGTCGTAAAACCAGGCGTCGTAAAACCAGGCGTCGTAAAACCAGGCGTCGTAAAACCAGGCGTTGTTTGACCAGGCGTTGTTTGACCAGGCGTTGTTTGACCAGGCGTTGTTTGACCAGGCGTTGTAAAACCAGGAGCGATCGGGTTTTCTATTATTACATTTGATATATTTGTACCTGTTATTTTGTAATCTATATAACCGTCTGTATCACTGGATTTATCATCATATGTAAAATTTAAAAAAGAACTAGTAGAAACAGATGTATTTATAATAATTCCATAATCAATTATATTTTTATAATTATACGAAGGTATAGATGAAGATATTATGTAAGTAACTGGTGCATAAAATTCATAAACATCTGTTGAACTTGTCGAACTAGAATAATTGTATGCAAATTTGATATTATAAAAATAACTATTGAATTTGCATTTAGAACCAGGAACTGGATTTGAAAAAACAAATGATTTAGTATTTACATTCGATATATTTGTTTGTAATGTGGTTCCTATATTTTGCCCATTTTTATAAACATTGATATATGTTGGAAGATTCATATTTGAAACAGTAATTGTCATTTGTGTATTCTGATTACTTGTAAAGAGAAAATTGAATCCTATTGGACATGTAACATTGATAGTACCATTACCTCCACTTACATTTATTTTTCCAATATATACACCAGGTGAAGATAATCTCGAAGATTGTGAAATTGGAAAATTTATAATTGACATTATATTTTACTTTATATATTTATTATTGATAAATTATATCCTTTGTTAAACCAACAGCAATATTATCAGTAGACGGTGGTTTTGTCATATCATTATGTTCTTTCCACCAATTATTATTTTTTTTCCAATTGTCCAATTGCATATTATCATCCGAATGTTTTTTATCAATTGATTCATTATTATCATCGGATTCATTATTAACAGCGGAAAAATCATAATGATATATTTGTTGTCCTATAATATTTCTAATTGGATTGCTCTGTGAACAACTACCATAACATTTGCCTTTGTAATAATAATAATCCCTATTTTTCACTAAAAAGTCATTATAATTCGATTGTTTACTAGGACCTCTACTATTTCCCGCAACGCATTTCGCGCCTCCAAATAAGACGCAACAATCAGTAGAAGCACATGTTTGATTATCTAAAGAATTACACTTTTTCTCAACATCATCTAAACTTTTATTTTTACAAAACCCTAGAGAACCTGAATCTTCTAATTCAACATTTTGGAAATAAGTTTCGTTTGTTAATTTACTCAAAAAAACAGTTTCTTCGTAATTCGGAACATAAGACGATGGACCAAATCTCGAATTTCCAGGTTGGTTATAAAGAGTTTTGCCTTTTATTTCTGAATAAGGAACTGTATCTACGTTACCATTATCATCAAGTTGTACAGTGTATCCAATCAAATCATCTTTAGCATTTGGTAATTTAGCAGGATCTTCATGATATTTAATATCTAGATTGTCTTTGTCAAATTTTGGTTCTTTATCTTTCTCTTTATTGGATACTGGGTTAGTAAATGATCGATAATCGGTGTCAAATTTTGTTTTATTATCTATTTTCTGCGCAAATCCTGTATTTGGATCTACATTATATCCTGGTTGTAAAATCGCTTTTACTGACCTTATATTGTCATCGTAATCATAAAATTTCACACTTACACATTCGGCACTATCATCATCTCCTGGATTACATATCTTGGTAATACCTTGTAATCTTTTGAATCTTTGATTATCGTATCCTTCGAGTGTTTTTTTTCTGTAAAATAATGTTAAATAAATAAGATACCCTAAATAACCTACAAACATTGATATTAAAAATACTATTAAAAACCAAATAATACTTTCTGCTTTTATTTTCATTTATTATATCTTGATAATATAAGTTTCATTAATGACTGGATTTACATTTTCATTTGTTGCAACTGTCTTTTTCATTTTGTATACGCCAAATATTGTTTTCAAATCTTTTGTAAAAAATAAATCGGTAAATTTGTTGATATGTTGTCTATTTTTCACAGTATCTATTTATTTAGTAAATTTTATTTTGAATCAAGGATTTATTGAAGGATTTGAAGAAGGGTTGACAACAGTAAGCGAGTCTTGTAATAGAGCACAAAATGCGTTTGGTAATACAAATACTAAACTAGATTATATAACAAACTCATCTTCGAATAACACATATTCCGGATTAGGAGGTGATAAAAGCATTAGTAAAGATATAGATGAATATAAAAAAGACTATGGAAACTATGTTAGCAAAACACTTTGTTCGGAAAATTCAAAAACAAAAAAAATGGATGCTACAATGCCACCAGATTTGGATAAAATTATAAAAGTTGATGCTAGTGCGAAAGATATTGTCGATGATGCATTGAAAAAACGATTAGATTGTTTTAAAAATAATATTTTAAATGGAAAGAAATTTGATCCAAAAAATTTTACATGTTCTAGTGCTCCTCCTGCTGTTGCCAAAACTACAACACCTCCTGCAGTGGCACAAGCAGCAGCAAAACCTGCAGTGGCACAAGCAGCAGCAAAACCTGCAGTGGCACAAGCAGCAGCAAAACCTTTAGCAAAAAAATAAAAGTACTTGATTATCCCGTAAAATGCTGTATGTTCTCATTTATCCATTTTTTAAATTCATTACAAATTAATGCTCTTTGCAAATCGGTTGCAATCAATTTCACACTTCTATGATTACGATCTTCAAAAAAAGACGTAAAATTTTGCAATATATTCACGGTAACTGCTTTCGAATATTTTGCGTCTAATTCTTCATAAGAAAATTGAGAATATCCCTTTCTTGAATTGACAGAATTATGAAAATCAAAAAGCATACGTTTCAGACTATCTTTACTCTGAATCGTATTAAAATTTATCGCATCTAAATATATTTTTGCGTGCATGGAACAATCAGGACAAGGTAAATTTGTGCAAATCGTATATATCCATTTCAACAATGGTTCTCTTATTTTACTAAAAGAATCGTCTTTTACTTTTTCTGCCATTGTATGTAATGCAAACCAAACAGCAGGACCCCATTTTACCTTTTTAACAATTGGTGGTGTAGCAACTGCTATTTGCGGAACAGATATTTTATTATTATTAATAGGAAATTGCATGCGAAAAGGTGATTGTTGTTGTATTTGATTTGGTTGATTATTACCGGCTAATGTTTTTAAACTCATAAAACGCATATTCATTACTTATATAATAGTGAAAAATAAAATTAGAAAAAGAGAACATGATAAAACAAAATAAAAAAATAATATCTAAAAGTCTAAATAGATATTATTATTAGAAATGTCGGAAGTAACAAAAGAACAATTAATGAAAGTTGTAAAAGAGTGGGTTAAATTGGATAATGAAATTCGGGTTCTCCAAAAAGAAATTACTAACAGAAAAAAAGATAAGAAAGATGTTTCGAGTCAACTTATGCAAATTATGAAATCGGAAGAAATTGGCGGTTTAGATATCAATGATGGGCAAATATTATATACAAAAAAAACAGTGAAAAAACCGATTACTAATAAGGTTCTCATGGACATTTTATCAAAATATTATGGAGGCGATTTTATGAAAGCGTCTGAAATGAATTCTTATATTATGGAGAACCGTGGCGAAACAATGAAGGAAAATATTGTTAGGAAAATCAAAGGATGAATATCGAATTAATTTTACACCTTTTCTCATTTAAAATGCCCATAATATATTAAAAACATTTTTTTGTATATAATATATATGGCGTATATTCAAATAATAAATAATTCAGAAAAATATATTGAAATGTTAAACCAAAAAGATAAAATTTATATTAAATATTCAGATATTAAACCATCCAATTATTTAGTTAATATATCTGATACATTAACGGGTTATTATGATGTTAATTCTTTTATAATAAATACAACTCAATTTAATCCTGATTATTTTTTTTTAAATTTTAAAGTAATTTGTGGTGATTTTTTTTGTGGAGAAGGGTTTCTTCAAAAGATTGATAAGACACTTCCTAATAAAGATTGGGCATTTTAAATGAGAAAAGGTGTAAAAAAAATACAATATATGTCATATGTGATATGTGATATGTGATATGTGATTATGTAAATATAAAGATTTTTTATGTTGGTAATACAATACACAAATGGAAAATATAATAGATAAACTAGCGAAAATAGAAGATACAAAATTGAATTGGGACAATTGGAGTTTAGAAGAAAAGAAAAAATTATTAGATATATATTTAATATTATCTAAAAAAGAAAATTATATTTTTGATTTGATATACAAATTTCATGGTTGTGATAGTTGGGAAGATATTTTTCGTGATTATGATACAAATTATTTGAACGACAAAACAACTGGTGTAGAAATTGCTATAAATGAAATAATGGAACAAATAAAAGAAATACAAACATAAATAGTAACACATAAATAGTAACATGATTAAACCAATTCTACAAAATCAATTCCATTTCGCTCTACAATTTTCCCAATTATAGCAGGATTCTGTTTTTCTACCAAGACATCCTCTGTTTTGTATACTCGATTGTTCTGATCTACATAATAAACAATGCCGCTGTATTCTTTTGCACTCACTTCAATGCTTTTCAAATTACACTCTCCTGTAGCATTCAATTGAATACAACCATTTGGCGTACCTTTGATATGTGTTCCGCAAAAATCGCTGTCCTTCTTTCTTCTGCGTGTACAACGTTCGTCATTTGCAAGTTTGCCAATGCATCTGTTGGCATTTGGAATTGCATTTTTGACACGTTTTCTCTTTACAACATCTTCTTTTTCTAACTGTAGTCGCTGGTATTCGTACACATATTCGACGAGTTCATTGATTTTCTTTTTTTCATCAAAGTTGATTTCTTTCACTTTCGAACGAATATCGTCTTTGAATTTAATGACATAATTCTCGATTTGTTTGTTTAAATGTTTTTCCATAATTTGTGGTGTGTTGTGCTGTGCTGTACGTGTGTATGAATTGAATTTTATTAAATCAATTCATTCAATTTTTTATTATTTATCCAATAACAGTACTTTTACTTGGGCTAGGAATGAATGACATTCCTTGTGTATTCGGATTCGAAAAATCAAAAAATGTATTATTGAAATTAAGATCAACTGGTTTTTCAAAATTATCATTGTTATAAATAGTAAGATTAGGATTAGAAGTGTATGATTGTAATTTACCTGGACTTGATGTATAATTTTGTCTAGGCATATAATTATAAGGAATTGAAGGAGTTCTAGGCATGGTTTGACCAATTATGTTTTGGTGAGGCAATCCTCCTTCACCTTGACCAGGCATCATGTTTTGACTAGATAAGCTTCCTTGACCACTTGTATTTGTATCATATATATTTGTATAAAGAGTGGCAAAAGGATTATCAGAACTATAAGATTGTATATCAGACATATTTAATATAATATATTATATTTTTTCACCAAAAATAAAAAAGTGCTAAAACTAATGCTTTCTATATTTCCTCTTTTTTGTAATTGATTTTTTACCTTTTTTGTAATATTTTCTAGATTTTCCGCCATCTTGTTGTGAAGAAGATTCACGTTCACGTAATGTTCCATGATCATTTTCAACTTTCCGCAAACCTAATTGAACTCTTTTTTCATTTATCTGGTCCAATACATTATCTTTGTGTCTGTTCCTCACCATGACTTGAATATTAAACCATGCATTAAGTCTAACCATATTTCTAGCACTATCTTCTGGTAAAATATGGCTTATAGGTGAACGATTTCTATTTGAAACACTGGGTGAACGAGAACGTGAATTTCTTTGACTTGACATTATAATATATAATAATACATTATACTATTCACTACAAATACAAAACAAATATCAAAACATTTTGCCTAAATTCTGGAATACTTCGGCAGCATCAAATGCTGCAATGTTCAAATGTTCTCTTATCTTACCTATTTCTACATTATCCTTGTAGGCAATTCTCAAAACGCTGTCATTATTATGTGGATGCAACTTCTTGAATCCACAATAACTAAATAAATTTTCACCGAAATAATACCTTTCATAAAGAATATATTCCAGGACTTTACCAACAGTATAATCTTCGCCTTCTAATGTAACATCGAAACAATGTTCCATCGTTGTTTCGCTTCTCAATATTTGGATTTGATTACTCTTCAAATCATTCGAGAAATCGACGAATTTGTTTTGCAAAATTTGACACCCTTTTTTTAAAATTGTCTCGTTTTTGATAGGTCCAATGGTTTTCAAAGCGAAATCAAAACTATTTTCTTTGAACTGGCGTTCTGCATCTAAAAGCATGAAATTCTTCGCCTGAAACGCAATTTCATCGGGTTTCAATCCTTCTTGCGCCCATTTTTGTTTAAGTACTTGCAATGTCGATTCGATTTTAGCTTCATCTACAGTGTTTCCATATGTGCATTTAGAAACGACATTGAACATGGAATTTGTTTTGGCACTACTAACAGAAAATTCGCATGTCAAATGAATTTCTTCGCCATCGATTGTGTCGCCGATTTTTGGCCGCAATCTTACGAAATCAATGTATGTACCTGTAATTGGATTCGGCGGAAATATTTCCTTTGTAGTTTGCTCATTCAGAAGATTGCCTGTTTCCTTATTTTTTATGCGAAAGTGTTCGGTAGTTACATACATTGTCGAGTCGGTGTCGTTTTTTACATGCACTTCCAAAACATATTTACTTACAAGGTCTTTATCTTCACTCCAAATAGGGATGCATGATAGACGTTGTTTTACAATTTCATTGTGCAAACGGCATGTATTTTTATGAATGGTGCATTTATTGTCTTGGTATGTTTCTGTATAAAAGACAATGGTCTCTATTTCGGATAAAATGATGCGGCGCAATGCATTTGCTAAACTGACGTGAATATCTGAAAGTGTGAAACGGTAAATATCGTTATCATCTGTATAAGGTTTCTTTGTAATAACTGGTTTGAGATTCATTATATAATATTGAAAGTATAATATTTAAATTATTATACTTTTACAATCAATTTTTTTCACGCTTTTTTTCACAAGTTGTTTTTCACAAGTTGTTTTTCCAAAGGTTCACGCTACGCTGTCTTATAATATATTAAAAGTAGTGATATGAAATGTAAGAGGACGGGTATCAATATAATTAGCCAAGCAACAGCGTTCGATACTTTACGACAAATAATATTGAGAAGCCATGTAGTTATTAAAATATAAAATAATTGAGTGAAAAAAATGGAATATACACTTTTCACATTACATGCTAAATTACCTAGACAATAAACAGATGATGTTCCAAAATTCTGAAAACACATCACTAATAAAGCTACAATTGAAATTATAAAATAAAATTCAGCAGGTGGACATAAATTTTTTAAACCAATAATAGACATATGTATTTTATATATTAATAAAAGGTATTTTATTTTTTATTTTATATTATTACCATAGTAATTTACTGTTTGTCCAGTATAATGAGATGTTCCAATTGGTTGAACGTATGCAGGTGAAGAATTGTAGTTTGAATTTGTATAAAAACTAGAAAAATTAGTAATTGGATTTACAAATTGCTTTGATGCAAATTCTAATAATCCATCTCCTCCTCCTTTTTGTCTTTTATTATTATTATTACGCATTCTCTTTTTACCGGATCCTTGTTGAAATACATTTCTCGCAGAAACTTGCATATAATTTGGGTCGACTTCATGAGTATTTAATGCATAATTGGGAATATTTGGACCTTCATTACCGCCTGTATATTTTCTGCAACTTTTTCTTTTATTTCTTTTCATAGTTTTTCTTATTCTTTTAGTATTTCTTTTTGTTATCTTTGTTATTTTTGGCATAATTGTACTTATATATTCTGTAAACATTTTATTCAATATCTACATGAGTAATCATATGACGTCTGCAGCACATATCAATAATTTTAAGGTCGTCCAATACTTGTCCTTCTGGTGTTTTATCCACGGTTGATTTGTCTAAATACATTATTTTTTTAGGATTATCACCCTTTGCCAATTTTATTTCGCGGGATTTTTGAATAAAATATCTGTATTTATCGGCCAAGACATTACCACATGTAAAACATTTGACAGGAATTATCATTATATATAAGTCTATAGAATGATATTTTCATGTAGTTTACCATCAATTTTTATTTTTCAACAGTTTTATTAATTTGGAACTACTGTAGGACACATTTCTTTTAATGAAGCGTTTGTTTGAGCTAAAGTCATGGCATTTTGATTGATTTGTAATAGATCTTCTAGTTTTGGCTCTGGACCTAAATTATTTACAGCACGTTTGATTGCATCATCTATTATTTTATTATTATAACCTGAACAATTATCAGCAGAATACTGCAGTGTACTAGGACCTGCATCTCCTGGTGCTCCTGGTGCTCCTGGTGCTCCTGGTGCTCCTGGTGCTCCTGGTGCTCCTGGTCCTGCTCCTGGTGCACCTGGTGCTCCTGGTGCTCCTGGGCCTGCTCCTGGTGCACCTGGTATTTGATTGACTGTACTATATGCACCAGCATAATTACTAGATGATAATTTACTTGCAGTCGCCATTTGACCATTTATATTATCTGTTGTGTATAGTTTATTTTGAATTGAATTGCTATAAATACTTGATAAATTATTAAAACCTTCTTTCATTGTTGTGAATGTATCGATATTGATTACTTTTATTTGTTGAAAACTTGTTTTTGTAATAGTATCAGAAAGTTTGGGTGTTACTTTAATTATTATAACGTTTTTGTTTGGCAATGATACCTTTTCTTTATCTACATCTTTATCTACATCTTTATCTGTTATTTTTGTTATTGTATACGATAAATTTCCTGGATCATCTGCACCAAAATTAAATTTATCATATAAATGAATATCACCTTGTCCTCCAGATAAAGTGATTGTCGATTCAGTTTTATCGATGTTACTGATATTCATATAAGAGTTTAATTTTTGAGAAAATGTGCATTTGAATAATTGTTTCGCAGGTCTTGAGCAAACTGTTTGGTCACTACCTACATTCAAATACAATAGATTCGGAATACCAATTGAATCAACAATAATACCCCATAAATATCCAAATCCTACACCAATTCCTAATGACGCAATGATTCCAAGTTTACTATAGCAATTGTTGGTAAAATTCCAAACAATATCGCCTGCAATCAAAACGCTGAATAATATAATTGTTGGTAAATTTGATTTGGTTATTCTATATTTTATCATAATGAATAATAAATAAAAGAATGTATATGCCAACATGATAATACCAATCGGAATTTTTGAAAATGATCCATTATTTCCAATTGTAATCATATTGCATATAGGTTGTCTATCCCCAGGCAAATCACCGAAAATAGAACCTACCATAATACCTACTAGACACGCAAACATTAGACCAGCTAAATAAATGAGACCTTTAATATCTTGATTGAATACTGAAGAAAGTGAAAAATAACATATAATTATAAAAGGTGCCAATCTAAAAAATAAATATGATAATGTAATAATATTGAGTCCTTCCATACGTAAATATTTATATTACCAACAGAAAAAATATAGAGATTTGAACTTTATTTATATATTATAAAATACATCAAAATACTAAATGGGCATTCCTAGTTACTTTTCGTATATTATCAAAAATTATCCAAATATTATACGAAAAAAAGATGAAAATTTTGATCATTTGTTCATGGATTGTAATTCGATTATATATGATTCTTATCATACATTGGAAAAAACAATCAGAGAGAGTGGTGAAATAATCGAGCCAAAAGATATTGAAAAGATGTTGATTCGTAATGTCATTGAACAAATCGGCGAATATTTGCGATTTATATCGCCTGCAAAAACTGCCTACATTGCATTCGACGGAGTGTCGCCATTTGCGAAAATGAATCAGCAACGTATTCGCCGTTATAAAACGCAATACATGGCAGAACTATCTATGAAAAAAAGCATATGGAATACTACTGCAATCACACCCGGTACTGATTTTTCGAATGCACTTAATAAAGCCATTTACAAAGAATTCAAGCACAATAAATGGGGATTGAATGAGCTGTTGGTATCTTGCTCGGATGAAGCGGGCGAAGGCGAACATAAATTATTCGAATTTTTGCGGAAAAATGATTTCAAGGCGGATTCTGTCGCCGTGTATGGCCTAGACAGTGATCTCATTATGTTGGCAATTTTTCACCACGGCAAATATTGCAAATCGATACAAGTATTTCGCGAGGCCCCCGAATTTCGCACTGTTTTGTCGGCGGACTTTGCGCCAAAAGAGCGGCTTTTCATGGATATTGGCACCCTTATTACCGCTATCTCTAAAGAGATGAATATTAGTAGGGTCGAATGTGTATATGATTACGTGTTTATGTGTTTTTTCTTGGGCAATGATTTCATGCCGCATTTCCCGGCATTCAATATAAGGACGCATGGAATACAAGTAATGACAGAGACATATAGTAAAATGAATGAGCAATTACTAGATATAGATATATCTGTTGGTACTAGTCAAAAAATTCAATGGAAAGTTGTGCATCAATTTGTCAAGGAATTAGCGAAAAACGAATATGATTATTTATTAACAGAATATAAATCACGTGATAAATTGGATCGCAGACAATGGACGGAAAATACTGAAGAAGAACGCGACCAAATATTGCATAATGCACCGATCATTTATCGCGCGGATGAGAAATATATATCGCCTAGTGAAGACGGATGGGAGACGAGGTATTATCGCGTTCTTTTTGGAATCGAAAATATAGGCGAAGACGATATTCGCAATATTTGTATGAATTATTTGGAGGGATTAGAATGGGTGTTTCGATATTACACGGATGAATGTGTGGATTGGAGATGGCATTATCGTTATTACTATCCACCACTTATGAAAGATTTGCAACGTTATGTGTTGGTATATGAAGAGTACAAATTGAATATGAAATGGTATAAAAGAGAACCTTACTCTATGGAGTTGCAATTGGCATATGTATTGCCGCGTGCCAAATTGGAATTGAGTAAAAATTCTGCGTTTTTATTGAAAAATTATCCTGAAAATTATCCGGAAAAGTATGAATATCAATGGGCATTCTGTAGGTACTTTTGGGAAGCGCATCCTCTATTACCCAAGATTGATCTAGAAAAAATAAGAATAAAATAACGAAAAAAAGGGCCCCGATTGGGACCACTTTTTTTTCGTTATTTGTGACTTTTTTTTGACTTTTTATTATTTCACTGTTTTTCGATTTTTTTGACTTTATTTTTTTTGAATTTTTATGTGAATTCTATCTAAAATCTATCTAAAATCTATCTAATATATAACGAATTTACCATCGACTAATTCGCCCACTTCTCCACCGTCAAACTGGTACAACTTTCCATCATTTGGGTTATGGAAATACTCAATACCTGTTTCTGAATCTGTAACAGGATCCATTTCGATTCCGTCTTCGTCGATGTCGTCGATGTCAACGTCGTCGTCGTTGTCAACAATCTCGTTGTCAGAATCTGGCTCTGGCTCTGGCTCTGGCTCTGGCTCTGGCTTTTTAGTCTTTTTCGCAGCAGCTGGCTTCTTCGACTTACTTGTTGTAGTTGCAGTTTCGATTTCCATTGCAGTATCTTCGACAAGTTCTTCTGTGGTATCTTTGATAATAGGTGTTTGATTACCTTCGGTCTTCTTCTTTCTACCTCCTCCAGTGGATACTTTGCTTGTAGGTGCTTTTATCGCAAGCTTTTCAGTTGCAGCGCATAGTTCGTCAATGTCAGTTGATGTTGACGATTCTGCTGCTTTTGGCTTGCGAACACCCTTCTTTTTAGGCTCTTCTGACTTGGCTTCCTCTTCTTCTGGCTTGGCTTCCTCTTCTGGCTTGGCTTCCTCTTGAGGTTTAGATTTCTTGGTCGCAGCAACAGGCTTGGTCGCAACAGGCTTGGTCGCAGCAGCAACAGGCTTGGTCGCAACAACCGGTTGCTTGGCCGCAGTAAGAATGGCTTCTTTAACTACGTCGGCAACTTCGTCGTCCTCGTCTTCTTCGGCATCCGTCTTCTTCGATATTTTTCTCGCCTTCACCGTAACCTTTGGTACCGTAACCTTTGGTACCGTAACCTTTGGCTGCTTGAGATACTCAACGTATTCGTCGTAAAGTTGGTCGTTTGAACCGACCAATTTCGACAATTCCGGAGATTTCATCATAAGCCAGGTAAGAATGAAATTGAAGTTTGTGTTAGAAATAGCTGCGGGCATTTTGATTTTGATTTTGCTTGTTGTACTTTGGAATATATATTTGACACAAGTAAAAAAAAGTCAATCAATTTTTTATTTTTACAATACAACAACCAAAATTATTTACTTATATAATGTTCCAGCCTAGATGCTTTTGGTACTAGTTTAGAATGGGAATGGGAATCGTCAACACAATCTTCATCTTTTACGGTGCAATCCATCGGACTATGTACAAGATTCCACCCATCATCGAATTCCATTCCCTTATATTGACCCGATTCAACGGACAAAATCTTGTAATTGCATTTCTTATAGAACCGTTTCCTCACTTGCCACTGATTTTGAAACAATTGATGCGAATCGACAATATCAACCACTATCGGGTTCGCATGCTTCACTCTCAATATTCTACCAACAGATTGTTCGATATCCTTTTTCGGCGAAGCCATAATCAATATAGACAGCGTTTTAATATCCAAAGCTTCAGCAGCCATCGAATACGTCGCCAAAACCACCTTCTTTTCCTCTGTATCTTTCAAATCCTTTTCTTTCATACCTCCCACATAAAATCCCACTGTGCATATTGCGTGATGCTGAATTGCCTTGTACAAATACGACAAAAGCGACCTATTGTGCGACAAAATCATCACCTGACCCTTGTCGCCATACAATTCAATCAAATCTGTTAGTACTTTCACAATGAAATCGCTGCGAGGCCCATAATCACATAATTTGCTAATCATTGTACTATATTTCGGTTGACCCTTGAAATCATATGCAGTTTCATTGAATTCGGTGTCTACCGTTTTATAATATATTCCGTGCACTGTGACTGCATCATCCTGATTCCGCTCCTCTGAATATATTTTTTTACCAATAAACATGTAAAGCACTTTCGTCAATTTGTCTTTTCGCTCAACAGTTGCCGAAATTCCGAGTACATATGGCGTCACTATTTTCAACAATGTCTTGGAAAACATTTCGCTTCCAATATGATGGACCTCGTCGATTATCAATAAGCCAAATGAATCGAATGTGTTGGCGGGAAAATCGCGAATAAAGAGTGTTTGAATCATTCCAATCACAATGTCTTTTCCTTCAATTTCCAACTTATTTGCTTGAATTTTACCTACACGTGCACTTGGCAGGAAATCGGCTATCCGCTCGATCCATTGATTCATCAAGAATTCTTTATGCACTAATATAATGGTTTTCTTTCCACTAACTTTTTTTTCAACGTTTTCATTATTTGTAATACGTGAACCAATTTCACTTATTATTTTCAGTCCCATAACAGTATTGTGTGTTACAGTAAAATCTCCTAATACAAATCTATGATTTCCATCAATTTCAAATCCATAATAATTGTCTTGACCTATTGCTTCAAGACAAAATTCATACTTGATAGGAAACATATTATTTTTTATACGATAACCAAGCCAACCATTATCGCGATATTTGAATAAATAATCTAAAACAGAAATATCCCAAATATCTCCGGAATATTTATTTTTCAATGATAAAATATGACTTTCATTTACTATATAATATCTGTCGGTACCTATTTCTGAAACACGATACATCATTTCACTACCTCTTGCTAATGTCAATACTTTTCTCGGTGTTGAATCATCGCCCATTATTGAATCCCCAACAACAATGTCTTGTACTAATTTTATCCCACCATCATACATCAATATCGCCGTATCTTTGCCCAAACATTTGCCGCGACCACAAGGAACTTCCAATATTCCGCCACCGCCCCTCTCTACCGAACCCACGCACATGGGCTTCTCCACATAATCCAAATAAGTGTTCACAATATTCTCTTGGTAATCGCGTAAATCACCGACAAATTCAATGTCAATATTGTCACCGCTCTGTATTTCCGAACGGTCCGGTAATCCATAACGCTCAATACCGTAAAACCGCGGCAAATATATTTTCGCATCATTTTCGCGATATACGTAAAATGCGCCGTCATCTTGCGGTTTGCCCATTACAACGGGTTTTACAAATAGCGCATTCTTCAAATATGAGTAATCTTCAGTCGACAATACTGATTTCGGAACAGTGTAACCTTTTTTCCCCAAATACGATGATGAACGTACACTCTCCAAATATTGTTCTGTAGGCACAAACAAAGAAGATGGTATCGCCGGTTTCATTATTTTATTTACTGTTGGTACTTTGCGAAAAAATCTTGGCGGCATATTTTATTTATTGTTCGATAAAATATTGTATATTTTTTATTCAATTTTTGACATGATACTTTTATCTATCATCATATTATATGAAAATTCCAACAAGTTTGTCTGCTTTTAAAAAACCAATGCAAAAAATTGAAATTGTCACTTTAGTAATTTTCATTGTTTTTATTCTTTTTCCCTTTCGTATTCCGTCGAATTTAGCCAAAATTATCAATCATCCTATTGGATTTTTAGTCATTTTCATCATCATTGTCTTTTTATTCTTGAAAGCGCATCCTATTCTCGCATTTGTGTATTTACTTGTAGCATACGAACTTGTTCGTAGAAGCGGCGATTCGGTTACTCCAAAAGGGGCTCCTAGTCAATCCTACTCATCGCAGTCTCATAAAACATCGAAATCAAAAGTTCAAATGAATCCTTTGAATGGAACCCCTGAATTAAACAATACCGATAAAAATTATGTCAATAATGTTGACAACAATATCAATTATGATTATAGTAGACCTTCATATACATCAAATCCAAATGATTTGTCTTACCAGATCAATTACGGTTCGATTGGAGTTAATTCTAACGAAGAAGAACGTAAAAAACAAATGGTCACTATCAATCCACAAGAATCTGTTGGTAATACTTTAGAAGAAGACATAATTCGTAACAGAGTTCCCGCAAATGGAATGCATCCAAGCAGTGTTGCAGAACAATCTTCGTATTCTCCTGTTTATGATAATGCGATTTATGGTTCGTCTATTTAATATAAAAAAGGTGTATAAAAATATAAAAAATATTGTATTATTTTTTATATTATGTCTGATGAATTTGTGAAAAATATTCAAAAATGGGTTGCGATTGATACACAATTGAGAGAACTCCATGAAAAAACCAAAAAATTCCGCGAAATGAAAAAAGAAGTAACGGATTCAATATATAAGCACGTTGACACAAATAATTTGCATAAAACAGTCATCAATATAAATGACGGAGATTTACGTTTTCATGACAAAAAAGAATATCAAGGATTGACGCTTTCATATGTTGAACAATGTTTAGAAAAGTGCCTACATGAACAACCACAAGAAATCGCAAAAATCATGCAAGAAATCAGGCAAAATCGCGCAATAAAAACAGTGAAGGATATTTCGCGAAATTACAAAAAATAAAATAAATAAAATGATATATGCAAAATCATCAAAAAATATTGGCATATTATTTTCCGCAATACCATAGTATCAATGAAAATGATATAGTTCATGGAAATGGTTTTACAGATTGGAATTTATTCAAAAATGAAAAAAGAGATTTATCTTTTTGTAAATATCCATTAGAACCACCGATTGGATTATCTTTCTACGATCCTACCGAAATAGATGTTCGTAAAAAACAAGCTATTTTGGCAAAAAAATACGGAATTGACGGATTTATTTATTATCATTATTGGTTGGAAAATCGAATTGTAATGGAAAAAGTTTTGAAAAAAATGTTGAACGATGATGAACCGGATTTGCCATTTTGTCTTTGTTTTGCAAATGAATCATGGAAACATTGTTACAATCCTATTGATGGAAAATACAAATCATTTTATCCAAATAGAATTACTTATAGACAGTTGTATAATGATCCAATAGAACATGCATATTTTTTACAAAAATTTTTTTCACACAAAAATTACATCAAAATTGACAATAAACCTATTTTGTTTATATATAGAAGTTATTCTGAAGTATATTCTTATTTGAATATTATTTGTAAAGAAATGAAGAAATATGGAATAGATGATTTATATTTGATTGCAAATACAAGTGATTATTGTTTGATGAATTATTCTAAAATTAATGAAAGGATACCAGATGCATATTCGCCATTTCCAGCACACCCTGCTATCAAATTACCGGATGAATTATGCAATTTACCGTGTGTGTACAGTGGAATTATCGGATGGGACTCAAGACCTAGGCATCAAAATAATAAAAGAATTATAAATCATGATCCAAAAACGACAACTATTAAAACATACCAAAACTTGCTCACAATGTATTACGATAAAAAATCACCTCAAATTTATTCTATTTTTGCTTGGAATGAATGGGCAGAAGGTGCCGTTATTGAACCAAATACATTTTACGGCGAAGATTTAGGTTATGCTATCAAAAAAGCGAGAGAAATCATTGAAATTGTAATAAACAAAAATATTGAGTTTTTTTATGGAAATAATAATATTTTCAAAAATATAACATTACAAGCTTTGAAATTGATTCATAATTTTCATGATAATTGGTATATTTATATTCCAAAATGTGATAATGTCCGTGATAATTTATTTGGAGATCCAATTATGGGTGTTCATAAAGTTATCAAAGTTATTTACAATAATAAAGAAGAAATTTATGATGAATTTAATGAAATAAAGATTTTGATTGTATAATGTAAAACCTCCTTCACGTAACTTTTATTTGCTTAAAACAGGTGTGTAAGATTTATTTGCAGGAATTCCGAATTTCTCTTCAATATCACCAGCCTTTTTCTCTAAACTACCGCTTGTTTTCGTCAAGTTTTTCACTTTGGTATCCATTTTTTTCATTTCTTTTTGCATTTTTTTACAAGGTTTCTCCAATTTTGCAAATTCTTTTTTTGTGACATTCATTTTATTAATTTTCATAGCGCATATATTCCATTTTACGCGTATTTTCTCTCTTTCATCATACAACTTTTCAGTTTCTTTGTATATTTTGTCGAGCTTTCTTAATGTAGTACCGCGTTTTTTCTTTGCAGCAGCAATTTGCTTTTTTGTTATTCCAGGCATTTTATATATATGTATGATATAATATTCGATATCGATATTATATCATATTTCCCCCCCCACCCTATTCAAATACCTAGACATCATAATAAGGATTATCGCGAATTTTCATCCCACAATACTCCTGCGTCTCTTTCTTATAATCTTTCGGATCATGGATCCCCGCCTCTTTCGCATTTTCCAACAAAAACTTGAAATTCTCCCAAAACTCGGTTTCATGCCCAATCGATTTCGTGGCAATATGACTCAATTCATGTATCGCTACAAATTCAAGCGTATGCTGATCGATCAAATCCGCATTATCTTTTTTCCGCTTATTCAAACAAAACGCCAACTTCTCCCCCTTGTTTTCACTGTACGCAGTATGTTCACTTGTAGGCAATGTCTCCATAAATTGTTTCGGATTGAACCCCCTTTTCAACCGTATCGCCCTATCATCGTCAGGATTATTCACATGAATATATTCCACCAACTCGCGACATTTGTCCGCCGTATTTGCCAACAAGTCCGCAGCATCATTCAATTGATCCCGATTTCGCACACAATATTTCTCACCATTTACATCCGAAATAATGCATTTCAAATCGAAATTATCGCGATTTTGCAAGTAAATCATGACACATACTGCCAAAATCCCGATGACTATTATATAAATAAGTAAATCAGTCAAATTCATTCTGTTGGTACTTTCTTATATATTTTATATATTTGTTTTTTTACAAAGAATTTATTTACGATTCAATCTATTTTACATATATTTTGAATCTTTTCTAAAGTCGGAAAATGAGAACCTCGTTCTCCAATTACAGATACATACATATTCGAAGCCTTCAAATATTTGTCAATTACCATATTCAAATCTTTCACCGTTAATCCGTTATAATATTTTTCATACATTTCGCCATAAGGGGTGAATGGTTCGTCGCCATATATCGCCATCTGTATTCCATTGTATTCCGCTTTATTATGCGCTTTTTCTTGTTGCAATAATAATTTGCCTTTATAGTTGCCTTTTGCAACCGTCAATTCTTCCACCTTTACACCATTACGTATCAAATCGCGTATCAATCCAACAATAAGAGGTAACACTCCTTTTTTATTACCATTATTAACATTTATTAATAATTTACTCGGGTCCAACACTGCAAATATAGTAAATTCGCCACCGACCTTTACATATTCAGTGGAACACGATGATTCGTATGTAAGACCATTATCTTCTCTCAATAAAATCGACATACGTGCACCCATCCCACCACCCACAATTTGACTCAATAAGTTCAATGCGAACCTGTCTGTATGCGAATGCGCGCATGTTTTGAACGCAATACACAAATGATATGATTTCATCCCGGGTTTTTCCAATATTCGGCACCAATTATTACCATTTTTCACAGTTTGTAACACACTTGAATGCGATGTTTGTAGTTTTTCATCATTTTTTGTCAGTTCTCTTTTTTCTTTTTTCATTTCTTTTGTAAAAAAAGTCTTTGAGAGAACCTCTTTTATTTTGGCAAAAGAAAAACTGGATACAATACTAACAACAATATTTTCATGTCTGTAATACTTGTGATAATAATCCAATGTTTCTTTGTATTCATACGGCGTTTTTTTACGATGATATTCAATTGCGTCAATCGGTTCAGAATATAGAGAACCTGCATACAAGAATCTGTCCATTTCTTCGAATAATTTCGTATTTGGATCGTCCTCGTTTCGAATCATTTCTTCCATCATGATTGGCGTCTCTGTCTTGTATTCTCGTTCTTCAAACACAGAATTCAAAATCATATCCGACATTATATTCAAACAATTCTGCATATACTCGTCGCCACATTGTACATAAAAACACGTATAATCTTTTTCCGTAAATGCATTGAATGACGCACCTATTTTATCATAAGATGTAAATAAATCCTTTGAATTTCGGATTTTTTTCGTACCTTTGAAGCACATGTGTTCGATGAAATGACTTGAACCGCGATTATGTGGATTTTCATTGATTGAACCAACACGCACGTATGCATATAAAGCGCAAACAGGCAATTTTTGCGTAGATTTTTCATAAACCAATGTAAGTCCATTTGGATATACATGCTTTTTCATTTTTAATTGACCTTTATATAATGTTATGTATTTTCTGTTAGTACTTTAACAGAAAATATTACACGGGTGGCGACATATCAAAGCAAAGATTTATCTTCCACCAATCTCAAGAGGAACACGTCCGTAATCAGCTTCAATTGTGCTCTGATTCCAAGGTCCAATATCAACTTTGGGGATGATAGGATCCGACCTATACTGGTAATTGGCATTGCGAAGAGTCTGGCCAATTGTATCGAGACCAATATGGTAACCAGCTTGAAGAAGATCGGGCATTGCGACATTACCACCATTAACAGGGTTCAACGCGGCCCATTGCGAATTTTGATCTAAAGGAAGTAAATCGGACGTATTTGTCATTGCTGTGCCTCCATTTACAGGTTTATCGTGCATTTCAACTGGCGCTTGTTGTTGTTGTAGTGATTCAACAATTGCCGGTTTGGAATCGGTATTTTTACTAAAATTGGCTTGAGCAGGAGCGGCAGCAACAAAATCGCCGGAAGTCATTGCATCATACCGAGTTCTCTTTGAACCAGAATACATGGATAAACCGAGAACAAGAACAAGAAAAACGACTAAAATAATTACTTTATCTTTTGTAAAAAAAGTGGCAAATCCTCTAAAAAACTCTTTGAACATTGTTATAATATATAAACGATGGATAAAATTTTATAGATTTCACTTGTTGATTTTACCAGTTTATAGCTTTGTTTATCATTAATTCCGTTTTCTGCCAAAATTCAGTTATTCCATTTCTTCCAAATCATCAATATCACTTTCATCACTACTATCTAAAATATCTTCCAGCATGTAAGTATTTTTTATCCGTCTTGCTTCTAAATAGGCCGAAAGTGCTAAATCCCTGGCTATTTTCGCTTTTCGGCGTGCCTCGGTGTACATTTCATAATACATGTCTTTCCGCTGTTTTATCGTAATCAAATCGTTTTCATCCATATCATTAATATCGAAATCGACTTCACATAATTCATCTTTTTCATCTTTTTCATCTTTTTCATCTTTTTCATCTTTTTCTTCTTTCTTTTCTTCCAATTCAATAACCGGTTCTCTGTCAACATAAATCGGTTCTGTTGGCACTACTGTCATTGGTTTTTCCTCCATTTCTTCTAAAGTTTTCTTTTCTTCCGTTTCCGAATTTTGTTTGATTCGAATGGAATCCGGTTTGCTTTTCAATATGCATTTCTCGAATAAATTAACCGGCTTCAAAACCATCATTTGTTTCACTAAAATATCAATCTGGAAACTGCTAGATGAACAACGGATACCTTGTACTTCTAAAACGCACATGATTTGCATTGTTTCATTTATGTCTTCGAATTGGATTTCCTTTTCATTCTCGTCATAAATTTTGAAACTTTGTTTTTCATTTTGTGATGTAGGCAAATTTGTCCTTAATAAGTAGTATTTGCCTGATCTGTAAATTTTGAGAGGAGACGTGAAATAGTTCTCGATATCTTCTTTTTCAAGTTCAGTTTCAAACCATTGTTCCTTGTTGGTATAAATCTTGTCTTGCGCCAATTTTTCTAAATTCTCTATCCACCGAATAAATTGATCATTTTCCTGCGAAAATATGAAATCACAATGCGTCTTTTTAGCACCTTTTGTCGCAGCTATTTTTATTGTACATTTAGGCGGATTTATATATAAAGGTAATTCTCCTATAGTGAATTTCAACATGAAATTACCACTTGAAATAGATATTGGTTTGGAAATATTTATTCTATCAAAGTTGAAATCGTCGTTTGTATCGTATATGTTGTCGCCCATATACGATAATGGAACAATCAAATAGAACATGTTTTACGCGTACAAAAAAATGATTAAAAATATGTCTACACATCAAATGAAATCGATAAAAGATACTTGTATCGAATTTTTCAAAAATGAAGATATTCGACGGGATGTGAAAGAAATGATGAAACCAATGTTTGGCCTTGTTTACAATGAAATTTATTTATACGTTTGGATAATTGCCATTTATAATGTATTCTTTTTTGTTGGTTTTTTGATTCTATTTTGGATTGTTCTCAAAATTAATTACCGGATTAATTATACTGATATAGGAATCGCGTAAAGATATCCACTTATTTAGGAATTAATTTATCCGAATTATATATAAAATGGCTAAATCGCATAAGAAATCCGCGCGAAGAAGAAGACGTAATTCTATAAAAGGAGGTAGTGCATGGCAATATGCCCAATCTGTATATGGCGATGCTGCCAGTCAACATGCTGTTGGTCCTTTACCTAATGGTGGAACTAACAATGTCATTGCAATGAACCATCAATCTGGTGGTAATGCAATGATGCCTGATAATGGAACACCGAATCCTATGATGATGGGAGATCCTATGATGCAACAATCCGGTGGTAACGACATGATGATGAATGGAACACCGAATCCTATGATGATGGGAGATGCTGCACAAATGGTTCCTCCAGTGCAAATGGGAGGACAACATGTGCTATCACCAGCTAATTATAGTGATAATGGAATTTCGAGCCAAGGAATGTCGGTTTTACCTGCTGCTAGTGCATCTTCAGCTACCAATATTCTTTCCATGAATGGTATGCGTGGTATGAGTGGCGGAAGAAGACGTCGTCGTGGCGGTAATGTTTTAGGCGAGATTGCCGTTCCTGCCACTCTTTTGATTGCCAACGAATTTGCCAAAAACATGAATAAATCCAGAAAAACGGGAAAATCGAACCGTCGCAAAATATTTTCCAATAAACACAGACGCCGTTAATCCAATTATATAATAAAAAAAATAAATTATTATATAATATAATGCAAGTTCTCAATAATATTTCAAATTTCAATAATATCAATGACTATCTCCCGATTATAACATCCGCGCTTATTGTCGATATGACTGTATTGATACTTATTATTACAGGTTATATAAATGTTAAATCGCTCAATAATTGGTACAATAAATTTGATCTGTTGGCAGTTGTCGCAGATGTTTTCAGCATTGTTATCGGAATTATTATTTCCAGATTTTTGTATCCCTATTTTTTCAAAGATTATTCTCTTTTCCAATTTTTATTTTTAGTATGTATTGTGCAAGTTAGTCACGATCTTTTATTTTCTGCGTTTTTCTACAGTGTTCCAAGAAACAAAAGTGCGATCCTGGACGTTTTCAAAGATTATGCAAATGAACTTGGAATAAAAATATTACTTGTGGATGCAATGATGATGGTTTCGACTGTTCTCTTGGCAAGTTATCTATCGACTTTTGATACAAATACTAATATAATTATTGCTATTGTTTCTTTTTATATTCTTCCCTATTTATTGTATTCTATAAAGTAATAATACTATAATACTAATCATTCATATTCATTAGTTTTCATTTTCTGTTTCTGAATCAGAATCAGAATCACTATCCGAATTATTATCCGATTCAACCGACTCCGAATTTTCCATGAAAGTAAGATTCAACCTTGTTTGATTATCTAAATCGTTGTCCGAATTGTTGTCCGAATTGTTGTCCGAATTGTTGTCCGAATTGTTGTCCGAATTGTTGTCGTCACTCGATACATAAAGACTTTGCCTCTGATTCGACAAAGGCATTGATGTCAATATTCGCCGCCTTTGATTCATTATGACATCATAATGAATCATCAAATAAGAAGTGTCTCTTATTTTCAAATCCAAATGATTGGTCATATATTCGGCCAATGATTCAACACAATTTTTTGGCATTTTGTCATCGTAATAAAATTTCAAATATGACTTATTTCCATTATTCGATACTGTTGGCACGTATTTTTTACGACCGAATCCAGGCGAATCATTTACCAAATCATGCAACATTCGGTGAAGTTTTACATACGAACTCGCCTTTTTCCATTTATTGATACTCATTTTATTGATATAATATAATTTCAAATAAGGCATCATTTTTTCTTTTAGCACAGATTTCGGAAAATCCCGGTGTATCCTGATACCGGTTATTTTATGTTCAATCAACATTTGTTTTATTGTTTTTAATAATACATCGGTTGTTATATTATTCGTATAATTGTCTACATAAAATTCGTGGATTATATCTTCCTTTTCATTCATGAATCGAGATAAAGAAAAATCGCATAAAAAGTATTCATGAATCAATCTCGGCATCAAATACGTGCTTTCTTTTATTGCGAAATAAATGTTGCATAAATCCGATTTACTGAAAAATTCGTTTGTATATGGATTCTTACATGACAATGGTTGTATAAACATATTGCACGAATTCGACAATTCTCGGTTGAAATTTCCAATCAATTCTTTCAAGTTGAATACATATTTCGTAGTATTTTTCATAATTGTAATTGTGTTTTTTTGACCTGGCGTAATCGGATTCATATACAAATCCTCGGTGTTGTATATTTTAGCACGTCTCCATTTCCATATTTTCGCTAGTTTATTGAATGCTCTCCACAAGTTGCCTATACAGCCGTTTATTATATACAAATCATTCAAATCTTTAGTCGTCATGAATGTATTCTCTACCAATTTATGAAAACCAATGATTCGACTTGTAATATTGCGACATTTCAACCAAAAATTCCAGAGTAAATGCGTAAATATATAACCCATATAATTAGGCGTATCTTTTGGTATTTTACCAACAGACTTGTTTTGATTTTGTTGCACATTGTCTTTGAATTTCGTTTCCAATATCGATAAATAAAGTATTTTTATATATTGATTTTGTTGCGTTAGTGTCACTTCGTTTTGTGTCACTTCGTTTTGTGTCACTTCGTTTTGTGTCACTTCGTTTTGTGTCACTTCGTTTTGTGTCACTTCGTTTTGTGTCACTCCG